CTTCTTTAATGCAAATGTTGCCTCAATTTAAAACAAAAATATCTAAAGCTACTGGTTCAACAGAAAGCAAACAATATAGTCTTAGAGATGTTCATGAATCTGAAACAATATTACCAGGAGATGTAGAAAATGAAGCTTTTAAATTAGACGGGGAACAAGATGAAGTTTTAGATTATTATGAAGTTTACAGTAAAGAAAAAATTCCTTTTGTAAATCTTTGGATAAAACAACCTCCAACAGAAGAACAATTAAAAGCTATTAAAGCTCAAGCAGAAGAAGAAATGCAATCTATGATTGAAGAAATGTCTGTTGGTATTAAAGAAAAAGAATTAGAATTAATGCAATTAGTTAATGAAGGCGAAATGTTGCCTGAAAGAATGCAATTAGAATTAGAAAAATTTTCTAAAGAAATGCAAATGAGAATAGAAGAGCAACAAGCTTTAATGGAAGCTCAATTAGTACAAGCTGAAACAAAAACTGTTCAAAGCGTAGTAGATAAAGCTTCTTTTGATGTTCAAATGAAATCTAAAACATTTGCAGATTCTGTAGTTGAATATGTAGAATTTTTTAAAACACAAGTTAAAGTATGTGCTTCAGTTGGAGATATGTTTTTATACGAAAGTTTATTGCCTATAGAAGATTATCCTATAATTCCAGTTATGTATACACATACAAACACTCCTTATCCTGTAAGCGCTGTAACTCCTATGATTGGTAAACAAAGAGAAATTAACAAAGCGCACCAAATTATGTTACACAATGCTAATCTTGCTAGTAATTTAAGATGGTTATATACAGAAGGAGCTATTGACGAAGAAGAATGGGAACAATATTCAAGTTCTCCTGGAGCTTTATTAAAATATAGACAAGGATTTGATGTTCCTAATGCTATACAACCTTTACCTATTAATAATGCTTTTTATACCGTAACGCAACAAGGTAAAAGCGATATAGAATATATAAGTGGTATTTCATCTAGTATGCAAGGAGTTGGAGAAGATAGTCACGAAACATATCGTGGTATGTTAGCTATGGATGAATACGGTACTAGAAGAGTAAGACAATGGGTTAACAATGTAGTAGAACCAGCTTTAGAACAAGTAGGTAGGGTTTTTAAAGAGATAGCGCAATTTACATACACTTCTCAAAAAATATTTAGATTAGTTCAACCAGAAGCTGGTCAAGGAGAAGGAGAAATTCAAGAAGCTTCTATTAATATTCCTATTTACAATGATTTTGGTGAAGTTATAAAAAGATACAATGATTATAATTCAAGTAAGTTTGATGTTAGAATTGTAGCAGGTTCAACTCAACCAATTAATCGTTGGGCATTAATGGATGAATATTTTAAATGGTTTCAAGCTGGTTTAATTGACGATATAGCTATGATAGAACAAACTGATATAAGAAATAAAAAACAATTATTGCAAAGAAAGAGCGTTTACTCTCAAATGCAACAACAAATTGCTGGAATGGAAGAAACTATTAAAGACGCCGAAGGGACAATAGAAACTTTAGAAAGACAATTAGTTCAAGCTGGTATTAAAGATAAAATTAATCAAGCTGAAAAAACAATTGATAGACAAGTTACTCAAACCCAAATGGAACAAAGACTTTTAGGCGGTAGAATGAAAGATACCGTTGATTTAGCAAAAAAAGAATTAGCACTAGAAAAGAAAAAAATTAGTGTTGATAAACAGAAAAAATAACTGTAAATTAGAAGGAGAAATACAGTATGAGTGAAAATACACAGGACAACCTACTTATGGATGATGCTGAAAGAGCAGAACAAGAAGTAGCCCCTAATGAGCAAGATACTGTGGCTGAAGATTTTTTTTCTCAGCTTGATAAACAAGTTATGGGTGATGTCATATCCCAGCCAATAGAAGAAGCTCAAGAACAACAGATAACTTCCCAAGAAGGGAACCCTGAAGTCGAGCAACAATCTACTGAAGAAGTAGATAATTTAGAAAAGAGATATAGCGATTCATCTCGTGAAGCTAAAAGACTTAATGGTCAGCTTAAAGAGTTGGAACCTTATATGCCTTTACTAAATGCAATGAAAGAAGACCCGAATTTAATCAATCATGTGAGAGATTATTTTCAGGGTGGTGGCTCCGCACCCAAAAGTGTGAAAGAGCAACTTGGCTTAGACGAAGATTTTGTTTTTGATTATGACGAAGCTTTGTCAGACCCTAAATCTTCATCTGCGAAATTGTTTAATGCAACCGTAGATGGAGTAGTGCAACGAAGATTAGGTGATTTTGCAAAACAACAATCTATGCAATCACGTAGAGCTTCTGAAGAAAATGCTTTTAAAAATAAGTATAAAGTTTCTAATGAAGACTACGCAGATTTAATGGATTATGCAAAATCGCATAAACTAACATTAGAAGATGTGTATTATTTGAAAAATAGAGATAATCGTGATGCTCAAGTAGCTGAAGGTGCTCGACAAGAAATAGTACAACAAATGAAAAATGTTAGAACTATGCCACCTAGCGTTGCTTCGGCTGGGAACGAACAAAGAGATGAAAAATCAGTTGACGATGCCGTTTTCGACAAGCTGTTATCACAAGGTGCAGGGCTAGATGAGTTAATGTAAATAAACAACCCCTAGGAGGGAAATATGCCTAATACACCTTTAGCATTGTCTACTTCTACTGGGTTAACTGAAAGAGGAAGAGTTGTTGGCGGAGTTAACGCTAATAGTTTTTCTACTGGAGATTTACGTAGAAGGTATGATTTTGGTGATAGGTTTTCAGAACTAGCACTATCTCAAACACCATTCTTTAGACTTGTTTCTACAATGGCTAAAAAACCTACGGATGACCCAACTTTCAAGTTTACCGAGAAGAGACAATCCTTCATGAAGAGATATGCGTATGTTGTTGGATTTCAGCACGGCGGAGGACCAACTGTGGTTCTTAATAACGCTGAATTGAAAGAATCAGACAATAGCGCTTTATCACTTGGTGGAGAAGTAAAACTATATATGTGTACTGATTATTACAGTGCAGGTAACATTCAAAACGTTCAAGGACAATCAAACGGAGAAATTAAAGTTGGAGCTCCAGGTACAAGACCTCAGTTCTTCCAACCTAAACAAATCGTTAAAATTCCTATGAGTTCAGTAGCAGGAGGAGGAGCACCAGATGATTATATGCTAGTGCGAATTACTGCCGTTACAGCTTCAGGAACAATTGACCTTTCAGCTAATTCAGGTACAGGACTTGCAAGTTCAGAACCTGCTTTAATTACTGGTAAAATTCTAAGAGTTCCAGCTGGTTCAGAATCAGCTTCATATGTTGGTGATAAACCACAATGTGTTGCTTATTCTGCAGACATTGCTGAAACATTAGAAGCTAGACGTTCATACATCGTAGGTACATCTTACGGTGAAGGTTCTTCATTACTTGGAGAGTCTTGGAAAGATAACCCATACTCAACTGGTTACGGACAAACTCAAATCTTTAGAAGCGAGTTTGGTATGACTAATACTGCTAGAGCAACAGCTCTTAAATACGAACCAAATGAGTGGGCTAGAACATGGAAAGATAAACTTATTGAGCACAAATGGGACATTGAATGGGCTGGATTATTCAGTTCACAAGTTGCAGATGGTTCAGTAAACCACACTCAAGGTGCAATTGATTACATCTTGAATTTTGGTAACATCTTTACATTAGACCTAGCTTCAAAATCTATTGACGACTTCTTACAAGATATGTCTCAATATTTTGACCCTAGATACAATCAAGACGGAGCAACAGTATTCTTATGTAGTACTGCTGTGTACACTTGGTTGCACAAACTAGGTGGGTTCTTTAAAAACAACATTGCTGTTGGCGATAATGGTAATAACTTTAATCGCTTCCAAGCAGACTTAGCCGTTACTGGTAGAAAGAAAGTAATGGGATTAGACGTAACAGAAATCTCAACAGTTTATGGTAAAATGAACGTTGCTAGATGTATTGCCTTAGATGGCTCACACGTTAAAATCGCTGCTATCAACATGAACAATGTTGCTTACAGACCACTAGTTGGTAATGGAGTTAATAGAGACACTTCTATTTATGTCGGAGTTCAGAACTTAGAGAACACTGGTGTAGATAAGAGAGTTGATATGATTCTAACTGAAGCTGGTTTCGAGTATAAGATGCCAGAATCACACGCTATTTGGAAATAATCTAAATAGTTAATTTGCATTGGGTCCTTGTAGGTTCTTTACCTCCTTTCTCCCTACGGGGACCTGGATGCATACGGAGAATAGATATGAAATTATGGGAAAAAGTAAATAATATAACTGGAAACGATACTAAGGCTAGATATTTAGTAGAGTACATTAATGCTGGAGCTAAATTTATATTAGCATCACTACCTGAAAAGTTTTTATGGACTATTGCTTCTGAAGTAGAAGTTAATGGATTTGATACTAGCGGTGCTAGTGTTATAGGAAATGGTTCTTCTTTAGCTTACGATAAAATTTTAGCAGTATATCGTTTTGATAATGGTAAAAAAAGAATAGCTTCTGAAGCTCCTGATAATAGTATACACATATTTGACGAAGCTGATAGCTTGTTAACGGCTACTGAAATGTTTCCAAAATATTATAAATTAAGTGGTAAAATATATATTAAACCAGACCCTGATTATAATGCACACGTGGGGAGTGGTAATGCGTTTCAACATGCATATACGAACCTAGAAGGAAATACTGTTACAGTAGATTCTGAACAAGGTGATAAAGGAGTGATTGTTTATTCGGCTCCCCCAGTTATTGACGAGAATACAGATGATTGGATTCTTGCAGAATATGAAAACATAGCTATACTATATGCTTCTTCTTTAGATTATATGAGATTAGCTCAATATTATAGAGGACTATGTAAAACAGAAATAGATAAAATATTTAACACAACTATAGAGTCTTTTTCTAGTGAATTGCCTAGCGCTAGTCCTATATTTAGTTTTAGCGATAATGTTCCTTCTGGATTTAGCATAACAAGCACTTTGCCGAGTTTTAATTTTGCTGGAATTTTACCAACTGGTATTACTTTAACAAATTCTTTGCCTAGTTCTATAAATGTAACAAGTTCTTTACCTAATAGTTTAGTTTTAAGCAAATCTTTAGAAGACGATTATAATACATCAACTTCTTTGCCTTCATACAATTCTGAATCTTTAGTTTTGAATTTAAGTAATTCTTTTGGAGATATAAATAATGCTGAATCAATATTAGAAAGCGGCTTTACTTCGGGAGATAGTAGTGCTAAAGTAAGTAAATCAGCTATACATTGGTTAGAAGACGAAGACCCAGAAATGGCAAAAGCTACAAGTGAAATTACTGAAATGGAATTAGGTATAGCAAAAGGAAGATTGGATGTTGAAAAAACTAATATAGAATCTTTTGCTCAAAAAGTAAATCAAAATACTAGCGTCTTTAATGCAAACTTAACTAAATATGCACAAGATTCTAGAACTGAAGCTGAAAGAATAAATTCTGGAGTAGCTAATTATCAAGCTGAAATACAAAAAGAAACACAAAGAATTAACGCTGATTTAGGCAAATATACAAATGAGTTGCAAAAAGAAGTGCAAAGAATACAAACAGATATAGCTAAATATCAATCTGAGCTACAAAAAGAATCAGCAAATAAAAATATTGATACACAAAATTTTAGTGCAAAATTAAATGAATCAATGCAAAGATTTCAAGCAGATATAGCTAAATATCAATCAGAAATACAAAAAGAAGCACAAAGAGTACAAATAGATTTACAAAATTATTCAGCTAAATTAAATGAAGCTAATATTAGGTATCAAGCAGACTCTAATGTTTTTCAATTAAAAATTGCTAAAGCAAATACTAAATTACAAGAATCTGGTATTAGATTAAACACAGCTAGTGCTTATACTCAAAAAAGTAGAGATAGTATTCAAACATCTCAATTATTTTTTCAAAGAGCTATAGGAGAATTACAAGCAATTACTGGTGCTATAGTAGCTCCTGAACAACAACAACAATCTCAAAGAAGAGAGCAAGGAGCAACATCGTGAAAATTTTAGAATTAATGGAAAGAGCAAACACTAGAGATACAAAATTAGTAATTGCTTTTATTAAAGACGCAATAAACAAAATACAATCTTCAAATGAAATATATACTAAAACTTCTAAATTAAGTATTGTAAAAAATCAAAGAGATTATGATTTACCTTTAGATTTAATTGCTATTAAACATATTAGTGTTTTAGATACTGAGGATGATAATAAATATAAAATTATTCAAAGATTAGCAAATGAACCAGTAGTTAGTGAGGACACAAATCCATGAGTTATGATACAAATAGAACATACGCTTATATACAAAGCGGAAAAAAATTAAGACTTTATAAAATAAGAAGAAGTTCTGGTAGAATTATTGATAATCAAGGTAGGGTTAAAGGTGGAGAATTTGATGATATTATATATCCAGATGAAGCAATTACTGATGGATTAAGAATTGAATATACTGCAATAG